TCGCACCTACACCCGTTATCTTTGAGTCTAGTTCTGTTATTTCTGAACCTAACCTTATTGATTTTTCAATTAAGGAGTTCATTCTAGCTTCAGTCGATAATATAGTTCCCTCTAACTTATTTCTACCCTTTGTATTAAAAGTATTATTAAGTTGATCGTTAAGAGTTTTTAATTTATTTCTTAAATTATCTATTTGCCTATCCGTTATATCTAAGGTTTGAACTTTGCCTATTTTCATATCCTTTAGTTTTTCAATATCTTCTGGTGGACCTCTTCTAGTATTTGCTTTTGGAATATTAATAGTCTTAGGTTTCATTACATCCATCTTATTAGGAAATTTTATAGGTGGCATCTTCACTTCTTTCATTGATTCAAAAACAGATTTCATTGTGTTTTTAAGATTGTTTTTCATTCTTTTCAAAGTAGATTTCACACCAGAATCTAAAGATTTAACTCCATCATTAGCACTCTTCTTCATTCCATCAAACATAGTCTTTGTACCTGAATTTAATGATGTTTTTAAATTCTTAGCTATAAGTCTACTCATTGAACTTATTTGCTTCCCTAAATCACTTTTAACCTCTAAATCTAAACTAATTTTTCCTACACTATCACTCATGTAATACCTCCTTTCTTGCATTAAAAAGGCACCTAGATTTTAATCTAAGTGCCTTCTCTATTACTTATTAACCTAATAGTTTACTTTTCTGTCTTTCAAATTCCTCATTACTTATTATTCCATCATCTAGTAATTTCCTAAATTTTGATAATTCATCTGCATTACTTATATCATTTCCACTATAACTTCTTGATTCAGAAGTATAATTCTCTATATATTCTTTTATTTTTAATGCTATCTTATATTTGTCCATTGACCCAAATAACACTTCATTATCACTAGGTGTATCGTCTATGCTTTTTCTAGATTTACTTTCTTCTCCAATAATTTGAAATAATATAAACCCAGATGATAGACTAGGTTTTTTAACCTCTATAGATGATATATTTCTTATTGATATGGTTTTTTCCCTGTGTTTACTAAATGGTAAATATCCCATATCTATTACTATTCTATCATCATATAATACTATCTTTTTACCTAATTTACCTTCAAGCTCTAAAATCTTTTCTTGAATAAATTGTCCAGCTCTGACTCTACTCATCTCGGCTTTTTCTTTTTTCTTCTCTTGTTTTTCAATTTCTTTTTCTTTTATTTTTTCTATCTTCAAGGCTTCGTACTCTTCTATTTGATCTGCACTATAAACAAATGCATACGGGAATAGTTTAAATATATCTATAATCCATCCGAAAATAAATAAACCAACTGTTAGAAAATATAATATTCCTTGAGAATATTTTCTTTCATAAAATTTATGCAGTCCGAATATTCCTCCAAATACACAAAGTAAAAATTCTACTTTATAACTTCTGTCTTGCATACATATACCCCTCACTAACATTTTTGTTAATTTAAGTATATACTATCCAAAAGCTTTTGAAAATATTTCTTGTACTTTTTTAATTTCTTCTTCCTTCTCTTCTGCCGACATATCTCTAACCTTATTATTTCTACTTCTCCAGTCATTTCTTATCTTATGTTGTTCTTTAGTGAAATTCTTAAGCATGTTTTTATCTTCTTCACTTCTAATAGAAACAATTTGACCTAGAGGTGTTTCTGGCATTATTCCTTTTAATAATGCTGAAAATTCGCTCCAGGTCATATCATCATTTCTAAGTCTTATATTATATTGCATAGCAAAACTTGCTTCTATTAAATCAAAGTCCTCAAATAAATCATACCATTTATTTTCTGGGAGATTTTTTAGCTTTCTGTGCCTCAATTTCAATTTCTTCTAATTCTACATCACTTATAGCTGCCATTATTACATTAACTATAGTATTGTAACTTGGCATACTTAATTCTAAGCTCTCTATATAATTAAATTCCTCTTTACCTATAGCCACCTTAATTATATTTTCGAGTCTCTCATGATCCTTTATTGTTTCATCTTCCGCTATGGCCATAATCTTAAATGCCGCTGCTTTCGAATTGTTTATTTTAAACTCATGCTCTGTATCTATTCTTACTACTGGTTTTTGATTGCCATTTTCTAACCTTTGTATAATATCATATACTCTTGCCATTGTGTTAATCCTCCCTTATTTTATACTATTATGGTATGATAGTTGCTGGTGTATAAGTTGGTTTACCATCACCTTGCATTTCAAATTCTAAAGGTGCTACATTTGTGCTATCTCCACCACCTACATTCTTAACATTAATTACACAGTCAAATGCTAGTTTAGCACCATCCGGAAACTCTATTTCCCCTTTTGTACTACAGTCTAATCCATCCTTCCAAGCTGTCTCTGCTACATAATCATTACCTGGATCACCTACATTTCTTTTCCCATTAAGTCCTATAGTATACTTTTTACCTGTCATTAAACTTCTTGCCCATCCTGCAGTAGTCATTGGTGTCCACTCTTCTACAGTACCATCTATAGATATAGAGAATGTTTCCATATCTGCTATAGTAGCCATATCCGCTGGATCTACACTTGCTTTTCCTTTAGTTCCAATCTTAAACTTTAAATTATATACTGGAAATACTCCACTAAATGCCATATATAATTACCTACCTTTCATAATAAATTACTGTTTCAATTACAAATTCAAAGACACCATTGCTATCAGTACCTATTCCTACTGGCTCTGGTGTCCTCATATCAAATTTAATTATTCTTTTACCCCCTATGGTGCCATCCTGGCCGAATAAAGAATTATAAACTTCCTGTGCTTTTATTTCAGCAGTGTTACAATTCTTAGTCCAATGTATTAGTATAGATACAGCTTTAGTATTATACGAGGTATTTTCTAAACCTCCTATAGCTATTTTAGGAGTAGGTCCTACCACTCCATAAATTCCTATACATTGTTCCTTGCTATTATCTATCTTTCCAATATACCACTGAGGACTCTCTATTTTAGTTTTTAAAAACTCTCTTACTTCACTTAGTAACATTACTTTATCAACCCCTTACTAAGCATTTTTAAGAACTTTTTATAATTTTCCTTTATCAATTTTCTTTTCTCACCATCAACATAAGTCTGCATCCATTTACCCTGAGCATTTACATTCTTATCTTTACGAAAGTTATATTCTGGATGCCAGTAAAGTCTACGAGCATATGGGGTATCGAATATAATGCCTACTTTACCACTATCTACTTGAGAAGTATCTACAAATCCACTTCTTTCAAGTTCTCCAGTTTGTTTAGGTACTACAGCAGAGGTTACAATATCACTTTTAGTTGCATCACCTGTCATTTCTAAAGATTTCTTCTGAGCTTCAACTAAAGTATTAATCTTCTGTTGATTTAATTTAACTGTTACCTTTACACTCATTATCCTAACTCCAATTCCGTACTGAAAATAGAGCCATCCGGATTACGTGGTCTAGCAGATTTATATATATTAATCTTAACTCCATTAACCTCAACATAACCTTCTATCCTGTTATGCTGAGGTGCTATATCTCCTACACATATAACTTTACCTACTAATGTTACAAGCTCACCATTCTCATTTCTAACTCTTTTAGTAGATTCTGAGTAATTACACTTATCATCAAAAATAAGAGTCTCTACAGGCTCACCATCTTCATTGGTATATGTCTGATATACTTTTACTGGAGTTACTAATGTCCATTTAGGGAATGGTAATTTAAGTCCCATAGTTATATCCTCCTACAAGTAAGGCCTGTTTGCTTTAGTATATTTACTATCTCTCTTGTAGTAGTAACTCCGTTTAATGACTCAGTATTAAAACTAAGTGAAGTACCATTTATACTATAGCCACTAAGGGGGGTATCTATATATTCCCCATACCTTCCTACGAAGTCTACTTGTAAGCATATAGCCTCTTTTATACAAGACTTTTGAAACTCTGTTAAATTATCAAATCCAATACCAACAATACGATTATATGTCATAGAGTCAATTTGTCTTGAAGCTCTACCTAATAAACTTTTAAGTCTAGGCTCCTCACTAAATTCTCCTATATAAGTGGTTTTATAATAGTTTTCATCTACATAAGGCATATGATCACATCCTTTAAATAGAAAGAAGGATACTCTTAAGCACCCTTCTCATTTTCTCCATCTGTTTTAGCAGATTTCTTTAGTTTTTTAATCTCTTTCTCAAGCTCTTCAATCTTACTTGCAAGTTCTATATTCTTATCTTCTAGTTCTTTATACTTTTCATATGAAACAGATTTTCCAGCTCCATATTTAATTATATTACCATCATCATCTGCAATGTCATACCCTTGTGCAACGTAAGACTCTTTTTGAGCTTCATCTATTGTATAAACTTTATTTCCTTTTGTGGCTTTCATACTTCATCCCTCCTATGCTTCTGCTTCAGCATTTATTGCAATACCACAAGCTTTATTTTGAATTAAGAAAGTATCTGAGTAGTATCTATTTTGATATACATACTTATCACCAGTTCTTGAGTCAGTACCAGGAGTAAATAGCTTCATGTATGCATATTTATCTCTAGATACAACACATGAAGGATGTACTAAAATAAGATTAATTTGTTTTGCATCTACTGCAGCTACACATCCGTTTGTAAAATCATACTTAGTTTTAAATCTTGCACTTGGTACTTTAATGATATTAACATCATCTAAAGAGTAAACTCTTCTGTCTATTTTTCCATTGTTAGAAGTTACATCAATATTTCTAGATAACCCACTAGCATTTTTAAGTAACTTATTCATTGCTGGAGTAACATAAAGTATTCTTCCTTCACTTGGAACTCCTGCATCATCCATTTTTTCCATTTGAGTATCGAACCAATCTAATATATTAGCTGTAGTTAAAACTGTATTATCAATGACAGCTCCATTACTAGCATAAGTTTTAGCCTCTGCATATAATTTAGAGTATCTGTAAGAGTCCTTCTCAGGAATTGCTTGTTCTTCCTCGAATACATTTTGGATATTTGCTACTTCTAAAACTAAATTAGTTTCATCTATATCCATTGGATCTAATGCAAATTCGATATCTCTATCGTGTGCTAGTTTCTTTGGTTCCCAATCATTTGCTATTGTTCCAGTATTGAACCCCATAGCACCTCTGTTGTGGTCTTTATACCCACTTAAAGTTAATCTAGGTAATTTAATTGTCTGTGCATTAATAAACTTTACTCCTGGATTAGATTGAGTTAATAAAAAGGAAGTTAACTCCCTTGTGTACTTTTGTTGTAATTCTCTTTCAAATTGTTCAGCATAACTGTATACTGCCATTAAAAATCATCTCCATTTCTTATTTTTTATTACCGAAAATACTAGATATAGCATCTTCTGCATTTGATTTTGACCCATTAGCTCCAGCACCTATTTGTTGGAACCCTTTATTATCTTGTTGATTAGTACCTTTTAATTGAGGTACATCTTCTAACACTTTATTTAGTGCAGCTGTTATTAGATTTTCATCAATCTCACCTTTTTCATTAGTTACTTTTGATAAGTCAGCTAACTTAGTAATATAAGGAATTGTATTAGCTTCAATTCCAAGTCCTAAAGCTTGTTTGTAAGCTACATCATCAACCTTAGCTTTAACTATCTGAGCTTTTAACTGTTCATTCTCCTGTTGAAGCGTTGTTAATGTAGCAGTCTGCTCTTGTGCTTTAGTCTGCTTACTAGTTTTAAAATCTTTAATAGCCTGGCTGATATCCTCTTGGGACATTCCTTGTTGTTCAAAGTAAGATTTCAATATAGAATTTTCCTTACTTTGAGTACCTTTATTAATTATTTCCGCTAGCTTATCATAGTCAATAGATGAAGTTTGTTGACTTCCTTCACCTCCTTCAGGAGCACCACCATTTCCATCAGCTCCAGTTCCATCATCTGGTGAAAGTAATGGTTGATACCTACATAATCCTAAATTGACTAACATTTTTGTTCTAAACATAAATAAACTACCTCCCATTTTTAAGTGTTGTCCACTAATCCGTTTAAGCTCGTCAGCTATTCCTCACAGTTTAAAGCCTTAAGAGTTTTGGGCATAATAAAAAGCCTTAGTTTCCTAAGACTTTTTAAATTTTATTTTTT